GCATATAAATGATATAGCCGAATGGAGTGGCACTATGGAACAAGCTATGAACGCTTATGTAGATTTACGTAGGAGTTCTGGGCGTAGACCATTTATTGATGGTCCTCATTTTCAATTAAGCTGATGTCATTACCTGAACGAGTCAAAAACAAGATGAAGGATGTAGGTCTGAGAGCCGTTAACAAAGCTCAAAGACTGCCTGACAGCGACACATCTGGTAAGTCTCATCATGTTATGGCTAGTGAGGGTGGCAAGTATAAGTACATAAAGTTTGGACAAAAGGGTGTAAAAACTAATCAGACAGTTGGACAGAGAAAAGCATTTAAAAGTAGACATGCTAAGAATATTGCCAAGGGTAAACTATCTGCGGCATACTGGGCAGACAAAGTTAAATGGAGTCCAAGTAAAACTAAATCTCCTTCTAAGAAATGGAAAAAAGGTTCATAAATGGCAAGACAACTAACAGAGAAACAACAAAAGTTACTAGCTGTATTATTTGACGAAGCAGGGGGTGACTTAGTTATGGCTAAGAAGTTAGCAGGGTATTCTGATGCATCAAGCACAACAGAAGTGATGAGGGGCATCAAAGATGAAATACTCGAAGCTACACAGGACTATATGGCTAGAAATGCACCACGAGCTGCTGTTGCGATAGCAGGTGGTTTGATAGACCCAACAGAGTTAGGTATACGTGACAAATTAGCTGCAGCGAAAGAATTACTCGACAGAACTGGTTTAGTAAAAACAGAGAAGATGCAGGTAGAAGCTACAGGTGGTGTAATGCTAATGCCACCAAAAGAAAAAGGCAATGAATAGATCACTAGGTAAATGGACATTACCACAACCCACAGACATGAAAGAAGAAGAAGAGTGGGTGGCTATACCTAGAATAGCAAGAACGATACCGTTTGGTTATGTTTTAGATGAAAACGATCCAGACATTTTGCAACCAGTAAAATTAGAGTTAGATTTATTAGAACAGGCAAGAACATATACACGACAATATTCATACAGACAAGTTGCCAACTGGCTTACAAAGAACAGTGGACGAGAGATATCTCACGTAGGATTAATGAAACGGTTAAAGAATGAGCGACAACGTAAGAACAAAGTTACAAGCTTACGCAAGTGGGCAGAGTATGCCGAAAAAGCGATTAACAAAGCGAAAGAACTCGAAGAAAGTCGTACAGGAGCAAAAACAGAAGCCACCAGTTAAAGAGATAGAAATAGACGTACTACCTGTAGAAGAATCCCACAATGTTATTTTTCAACCAAACAAAGGACCTCAAACATCGTTTCTTGCTGCAAGCGAAAGAGAAGTTTTATATGGAGGTTCAGCAGGAGGTGGCAAGTCCTACGCAATGTTAGCAGATCCTTTGCGTTATATGGGACATCCTGCATTTAGTGGCTTACTACTGCGTCACACCACAGAAGAGTTAAGAGAACTTATATTTAAAAGTCAGGAACTCTACCCAAAAATATGGAAGGGTATAAAGTGGTCAGAACGAAAGATGCAGTGGGTAGCACCGTCAGGTGCAAGACTATGGATGTCATATCTCGACAGGGATGATGATGTTCTACGCTACCAAGGACTAGCATTTAGTTGGATAGGATTTGACGAACTTACACAATGGGCTACACCGTTTGCTTGGAATTACATGAGATCACGTTTACGTTCTACATCATCTGATCTGCCAGTGTATATGAGAGCAACAACCAATCCGGGAGGTAGGGGACATCATTGGGTTAAGAAGATGTTTATCGACCCTGCACCGTACAACAAGGCATTTAATGCAACAGACATTGAAAGTGGAGAAGACCTCAAGTATCCTGCAGGACACAGTAAAGCAGGAGAAGCCTTATTTAAACGTAGGTTTATACCTGCTCGACTTACAGATAACCCTTATCTTTCGGCTCAAGGTGATTATGAAGCAATGCTTCTATCCCTTCCTGAACAGCAAAGAAGACAATTACTGGAAGGCGATTGGGATATTAAAGAAGGAGCAGCTTTCACCGAGTTTGATCGCAACATACATGTGGTTGAGCCTTTCCGTATACCTAGTAATTGGACTAAGTTTAGGTCATGTGACTATGGGTATGGAAGTTATTCTGCCGTTGTATGGTTTGCTGTTAGCCCATCTGAACAACTCGTAGTATATAGAGAGTTGTATGTATCAAAGGTATTAGCAACTGACTTAGCTGATATGATACTAGATGAAGAAGCAGAAGACGGTAATATAAGATACGGAGTGTTGGACAGTTCACTCTGGCATAAACGAGGGGATACAGGACCAAGCCTAGCAGAACAAATGATTATGAAAGGCTGTAGGTTTAGACCCTCTGATAGAAGTAGAGGAAGTAGAGTATCAGGTAAAAATGAAATACATAGACGATTACAAGTTGACGAATACACCGAAGAACCACGTTTGGTTTTTTTTAGCACATGTACTGACATCATCTCGCAACTACCTGCTATACCACTGGATAAAAAAAATCCAGAAGATATAGACACAAACTCAGAAGATCACTTGTATGATGCTCTAAGATATGGTATAATGTCAAGACCACGATTTAGTGTATTTGATTATGATCCTGCAAACAGACAAACAAACAGTATGCCTGTAGCAGACGCAACATTTGGATATTAATATGGCTGAAGATAATATAGACGAAGAAGTATTTATGGATGACTCATCAATCGCTGTAGAAGATACAGAGAAAGATAGTCAAGATGATTACAACAGTTCCAGTATCATTCCATACATTATGGATAGATATAAGAAAGCTGATGACTACAGAGAGCAGGATGAGCAAAGATGGTTAAGAGCATATAGGAACTACAGAGGTCTGTATGGTTCTGATGTACAGTTTACAGAAGCAGAGAAGTCAAGAGTATTTATTAAAGTAACAAAAACTAAAACACTTGCAGCATATGGGCAGATAGTCGATGTGCTGTTTGCTAATAATAAGTTTCCACTTACAGTAGAACCAACAGAACTACCAGAAGGTGTAGTATCGGATGTAAGCTTTGATCCAAAAGAACCAGAAAACATTCGAGGAGAACTAGACGAAATGGAAAACCCTTATGGGTTTGCAGGGGACGGTAAAGACTTACCTGCAGGTTCTACAAAAGAAAGCCTAATGGACAAGCTAGGACCTTTGGAAGGTAAGTTTGATGATGTAAACAATCTACGAGAGGGTGTAGGTAAAACACCTACAGCTATTACATTTAGTCCTGCAATGATTGCTGCAAAGAATATGCAGAAGCAGATACACGATCAGCTAGAAGAGTCAAATGCAAACAAGCATCTACGAAGCACAGCCTTTGAAATGGCTCTGTTTGGTACAGGTGTGATGAAAGGACCGTTTGCTGTAGATAAAGAATATCCTAATTGGAACGATGATGGCGAATATTCTCCTGTACTAAAAACAGTTCCACAAGTTTCACATGTATCCGTATGGAACTTCTTTCCTGATCCAGATGCAAACAATATGGATGAAGCACAGTATGTGATAGAACGACATAAGATGTCACGATCACAGCTACGTGCATTAAAGAAACGACCACACTTTAGAGATACACTTATAGATGAAGCCATAGAGCTAGGTGAGAACTATAACAAAGAATATTGGGAAGATGATCTATCTGACTATTCACCAGAACATGCAATAGCACGATACGAAGTGTTAGAGTATTGGGGCATGGTAGATACAGATATGCTCAAAGAACAGGGATTAGATATTCCAGAAGAAATAGCAGATCACGATGAAATACAGGCAAACATCTGGATATGTAATGGCAAAGTATTACGAATGGTTCTTAATCCATTCAAACCTGCAAAGATACCATACATGGCTGCTCCATATGAACTAAATCCATATAGCTTCTTTGGTGTAGGTATTGCAGAGAACATGGACGATACACAGACATTGATGAACGGCTTTATGCGAATGGCTGTTGACAATGCTGTAATGTCTGGTAATCTGTTGATAGAGATAGATGAAACAAACCTAGTACCGGGTCAAGACCTTTCTGTCTATCCGGGAAAAATATTTAGAAGACAAGGTGGCGCTCCGGGTCAAGCAATCTTTGGTACAAAGTTTCCAAACGTAGCCAACGAGAATATGCAACTGTTTGACAAAGCCAGAGTGCTTGCAGACGAAAGTACAGGACTGCCAAGCTTTGCTCACGGACAAACTGGTGTTATGGGCGTAGGACGTACGGCATCAGGTATATCTATGCTGATGAACGCAGCAAGTGGTGGCATAAAGAATGTTATAAAGAACGTAGACGATTATTTACTTAGACCATTAGGCGAAGGTCTGTTTAGATTTAACATGCAGTTTAACTTTGACAAAAAGACCAAAGGGGACTTAGAAGTGAAAGCTCGTGGTACAGAAAGCTTGATGGCAAACGAAGTGCGTAGCCAAAGACTTATGCAGTTTTTACAAGTGGCAAGCAACCAGTCACTTGCACCGTTTGCAAAGTTTCAGTATGTAATAAGAGAGATAGCCAAATCACTAGACCTAGACCCAGAGAAGGTGACAAACAACATGGACGAAGCTGCATTGCAAGCAGAGATCATGAAAAAATTCCAACAGCAACAGCCACAACAGCCGACACCTCCTGCAGGAGCAAATCCCCTAGATCCAACAGGGGCAGGTGGTGCGACTATAGGAACAGGGCAAGTGCCGTTGCCACAGGAACAAGGATTTACAGGAAATGCAGAACAACCTACAGGACAAGCTACTCAGCAAGCTCAAGCCACTGGTCAACAACAAGGACCAATGGGACAGCTTCAATGATTATATAAATTTTTTAATAGCACAAAACCACGCTGTTATGGAGCAGACAAACGAATTAGTTATACTGCACAGATCACAAGGTGCTATTATGATGTTAAGACGGTTGCGTCAACTTAGGGATAGTGTAAACGCAAACGGAAAGACCTAGAAAGGAACGGCAATGCAGGAACAAATGAATATGGCTTTCATGCAAGAAGGTGGCATGCAGGACGATGGTGGTGAAACAGAACCAACGTCAGGCAACAAAGTACCGTCAGGTTCATTAAAAGAAGAAGTTGCAGATGATATACCTGCAATGCTCAGTGAAGGTGAGTTTGTTTTTCCTGCCGATGTTGTGCGATACATTGGTCTTGAAACATTGATGAAGATGCGTCAAGATGCCAAGCAAGGCTTGAAGATGATGGATAAGATGGGACAGCTTGGCAACCCAGACGAAGCTGAGATACCAGATGATGTTCCATTTGGTATGGCAGACTTAGTTGTTATATCAGGTGAGATGAAAAAAGAGGATGACGAGAAAGAAGAAAAAGCTGAAGGTGGTGCAGTAGGATTGCAAGAGGGAGGTATGCCACCTAAACGACCTGATTCTGAATTTTATGAATCTGATGCTTACAAAATGTATCAGGATGAAAAAGATGTTGCTTATCCTCAAGTTATGACTGAATCTAGTGATGGCACAGTGCTTGGTAATCCGGGATTAGCCAGAGCTTATGATGAATATTTAAAAACAAAAAAATCTAAAACTCCAACAGATACAGGTGGAGGTGGTTTATTTGATGATCCACGATTTAAGAGAGGAGATGGTCAATCACCAACAGAGTATACAGAAGAAGAAAAGAAAGAAATACAAGAATCACTAAAGACTGCTCCTACTCGTGGAGATGTTACACTTAAAAAGATCGTTAATCCAAACAATCCAGATGATTTTGAAATGCATCCGTTTGAGGGTGACGAGCCTATGTTTCCATTACCAGAGGGATATGTTGTAGACGATACACCGACAGAGGATATGTATAGACCTAGACCTCAAACTTCTATAGCAACAGGAGACTCTGGTGGTGGTGGAGGAGGATTAGCACCTTTACAAGCACCACAAGTTGAGGGCATGATAGATCCTAGAGATGAAGCTGTTACAAGTGGTATGAAGCAAGTAACTGCTAGTTTAGATGGTGAAACTCTCTACGACAAGAATGGAAGACCTTTAACATTACAACAACAAACACTTAATCAGTTTAAAACTGAATTAGGTGAAATTAATAAAATAAAAGGTGTTGACTTATCATTTAAAGACTATTATAATTTACCTACAAGAGATAAAGTTTACTTTTCTTTACAAGCAAAGCTTGGTCAACCTCCATCAAAAGAACAAGTAGAAAATGCTATAAAGCAAGCTAAATCCCCAACAGGGTTAAGAGGAATACTTTCTCCAATAACAACTTTAATATCTAGTATGATTAGTTCACAAGCGTACGGTAAAAATGAAGTAGATATTGACACCGAATTTGCAGACAAACAACTTAAAATAGAAACAGCACAAACTAATCTAAGTAACTTAATAGATCCTAGAGCTAAGTCACCATATGGAAAGACAGGAGTGGTAACTAATAAAGAATATCAGAAATATTTAGATGATGCTCAACTAGCGTCAGGAGCTAGATTTAAATCGACAGGTATGATGGGTAAAGCAGATGATTTCTTACTAGGTATAAAAAGAGATCCTAGAAAACCTGATGCTCCTGCTCAAGTATTTACTGGCAAAACAAAAGAAAACTTAAGTGGATTTTCTAATCTTACAGCCGATTCTTTAGGTAGAATAGAAAAAAATCGACAAGAAGTTAGTGATAGAGTGCAACAAAATGTTTTAACACAAGGTAAAACTGCTGCCCCAATAGGAAAAGATCCTGTAACAGGAGAACAAAGATATATGTATGTGGCTTCACAAGAATCTGGGGACAGCGAAGCTCAACAAAGAGCTAGAGATGAAAATCCTGCAGAATATGCACTTAGTCAAAACCCTGCATATCAAAGTCAAGAAGAACTAGCAAATCCTTTTAGAAACAAAGGAGGTATGTCTAAAATGTACGTAGGAGGTGTACCCACTAAACCTATGAAACCACAAAGACTGAAGAAAGGTGGTATAGCTTCACCTAAAGCTAAACCAAAACGAATGAAGAAGGGTGGACTAGCTTCTAAAAAATAAGTTCACAATATGTTGGCTACCTAACTCCCCATCAACATGGCAACAGTTAGCCCTAACGAAAGGTAAGTAATATGGCAGAACCAAATGTAATGGTTGAAGACGCTACACCTAAAAAGGTAATGGCATTAGCATCTCGAAAGTATTCCAGAGAAGATAGGATCAAAAAAGACGAAGAGGAGTTGGAAAAACTTCTTGCTGAACAAAAAGGCGAAACTACTGAGGAACAAAAAGCTGAAGAGGTAAAAGAGGACAAAGAGCCTGAACCCACCAGTGCAGAAGAAAAGACGTTTAAAAAGCGTTATGGAGATCTGCGTAGACACTCTCAGCAAAAAGAGACTGAACTACATGAGCAGGTTAAAACACTCAAGTCACAGCTAGATGAAGCAACTAAAAAACAAATAAAGCTTCCTAGCAGTGATGAGGACATTGAAGCGTGGACAAAGCAATATCCTGATATTGCAGCAGTCGTTGAAACAATAGCTATCAAAAAGTCTCTTGAGCAAGCCGAAGGTCTTGAAAACAAAATCAAAGAGATCAACGAGATGCAACATTCAGCTACGAAGGAAAAAGCTGAAGTCGAACTATTAAAAATGCATCCTGATTTTGCTGATATAAGGGAAAGTGATGAGTTTCATAACTGGGCAGAAGAACAACCGAAGTGGGTTCAACAAGCTTTGTATGATAATGATACAGATGCGAAGGCAGCTTCTCGTGCTATAGACTTGTATAAAGCTGACAAAGGTATCAGCAAAAAGAAGTCAAGCAATAAAGATGCAGCTTTTGCTACAAATATGAAGTCAACGAGAACTAAACCTCAGACGAATGAAGAATCTTCATATCTGAAAGAGTCTCAAGTACAAAAGATGTCTTCACAGGAATACGAAAAACGAGCCGATGAAGTCATGGAAGCTATCCGAACAGGAAAGTTTGTTTATGACGTATCAGGATCAGCTAGATAAAAAAAAGTGTTGACATTCTTAAAAATATATGTATAACTATGTATATACTACAAATGTACACATATAACCCCTTTAAGGACTACTTATAAG